ATGGAAGGAGAGTTTAATCATGGGTTATGTAGAAGCAATCAGAGTTACCCCTGACCAATTATCGCTTTGCGATTCTTGTAATCAGGAAGGATTGACTACATCAGGGCGTGACATAGTTGATTCGTATGGCGTTTCAATTATGTGGTTCTGTTTTAACTGTGTTAATCGAGTTCTCAACTAGGAGAAAAAATGAATACAAAAGTTTGTAGTCATTGTAAAAAAACAAAATCACTTACTGCTTTCAATCGTAAGCGTTCTACTCGTTCGTTACTTGGTAACACGCAACCTTATTGCCGACCCTGCCAAAGCGAGCGACAGAAGGCTTACTATCGAAAGAACACTCAGGCTCAATTACAAAGAATGTATAAGAACCGAAGACTTCGTAAAAAAGAGATTCATAAGTTCTTATCCAATTACTTTGCTAAACACACCTGCGTTGATTGTGCCAAGAAGAAAACAAAAGTTAAGAAGTTACTTAATGGCAAAGTTCCAAACTCAACAATCAAACAGGTGTTAAAGGTTATGGATTCAGACATTCGTAATCTCACCTTCGACCACTTACATACAAGAGGAAAGAAGGAACACACAATCGCTGACATGATTCGTGACATTCAACCATTACACAAGATTAAAAAAGAAATACAAAAGTGTGTAGTGCGTTGTCATAATTGCCACGACATTATTACTGTGAAGCGTTCTCGTAATTGGAGATACCACGCTCACAAACAATTAACTAAATAAATAAATGTATCGAGTGAGGGTCAAAGCGATTGACCTTGTAGGTTCATTCATTCCCTACGACCTTCTCAATGCTAAGAGCAACCATGACCACTCGTGGGGCTTACAGAACTCCTTTCGACCACGCGTTGCGAGTTGTATCTGCCCTCACTCGATTCCTATTACAAAGAAAGGAGTTAGTTATGCCAAATTGGTGTTCTAACGATTTAACAATCATTACAAAGACCCCGAAACAATTTACAAAGTTGATTCAGGGCATTACAAACAATTCAGACCAACCATTCGACTTCAATCGAATCATTCCTGTTCCACAAGAACTTCTTGATTCAACTTCTCCAAACAAAACAAATCCGCAAGAGATGATAGATAAATACGGACACGCTGATTGGTATGACTTCTGTTGCTCTAAGTGGGGAACTAAGTGGAACGCTTGTGATGTTGAAATGCGACTTGAATCTCCAACAGAAGTTTCAATGTCTTTCAATACCGCATGGTCACCGCCAATTCCTGTCATTGAAGCGATTGCTCAGAAGTATCCATTCGCTGAAATAACTCTTTCCTTTTATGAAGAAGGCATGGGTTACGCTGGTGAAGTTTGTTATCGCAAAGGCGAATTAGTTTATGAAGAAGAAAAGGAAACAGATTGTGAATGGAGAATTGAAAAGTGGGGCGAGTGTTCTGAGTTCTGTGAAAGTTGTGGAACTTGTGATTGCGATTGTGGTTGCGAATCAACGACACAACAAACCATTTGTAAAGATTGTAATGAAGGAATACACAAAAACAACAACGACAATAACGAAGGAGAAATAAAGAATGACGAAGAAAATACGGAAGACAAGTCTTCCCTCATCACAACCAAAGAGAGCGACTAACAATCCTGTCTTTAATCTCAAAGTTCCTATGGCTCGTGATTACGACAAAACTCCATGCCAACAGAACGACCCTGAGATTTGGTTTCCTAGTGGCGAAACCTTGCCCGAAGACATTGAAAAGATTTCATTAGCGAAATCTTTGTGTTCTCAATGCCACGATTCAACAAGGTGTCTTTCCTTTGCGGTAACGAATCGGATTCGTTATGGGATTTGGGGTGGCACTACCGAAGATGAGCGACACAAACTAATTCGTAGAGCCGAAAGGAGTAAATCCAAATGATTAGATACAAAGCGATTGTGGAAGTTGTAACTACACATTCCGTATTTGTTTATGCGCCTTCCGAAGAAGAAGCGTATGAAGAACTAAACAACATGGACTTCTATGACGAAGACACCGCAATAAAAACTTCTATGACAGTTGTAGAAGTAGAAAGTGACGGATTCTAATGGTTAATACATTCCTGCCTTATCCCGACTTTGTTAAGTCGGCTCAGGCTCTCGATTACAAACGACTAGGCAAACAACGCGTTGAGGCGTATCAGATACTTCGTGCGCTTCGTGGCGAAACAAAAGGTTGGCGTAATCACCCTGCCACTAACTTGTGGCGTGGTCACGAGAAGTTACTTTGTGAATACGGAATCGCAATCTGTAATGAATGGATTGCTCGTGGATACAAAGACACAATGCGTGAAAAGTTTGTAGCACTTCATTCAATGTATCCTGATTGTGAATTACCAAAGTGGTTTGGCAATCCAAACTTTCACAATTCACATCAGAGTAATCTGAATCGCAAAGATTCAACTTACTATCACTTCAACATTGAAAATGATTTACCTTACTTGTGGTTCAACAATGAGTCACAACAACTTTATGTAAAGGAAACAAAGTGAAAGAGAATCAAGAATGGCTAACGAACGACCAAGTAAGCGAGTTGTTAGGATTAAAGTATTCAACTCTTTACACTTATCGAAGAAGAAACACCCTTCCCGAACCCGATACATACATAGGAAGAACTCCTGTGTGGAATCGAAAAACAATCGAAGAGTGGAATCACAATCGGAAAGAATCAGAAATTGAATTAGTTACTGATGAAGTTACTAATTCACAAAACACATAAGCGAATAACTCAACTCGTCTAATCTGCTTAGTCACTATGACTAGACCCTCAATCCGTATCAGGATTGGGGGTCTTTTTCATGCCCGCTAAGTTACTCGTGAGTAGAGGGGGCTTCGGATTTGCGCTAGATGTTACTCGTCAGTAACTTAGGGGTCATTAAGTTACTCACGAGTAGAGGGGGCTTTCGTGGCGTATGTGGTCAGGCGTGGCGCACGCTTCACAGGCTATTACAGGCAGGGCTCTAAACGCCTGTCTGCTGGCACTTGGGGCTCTGAGAGTGAGGCTCGGTATCACGCCCTACGCATGGAGAATGGGGGCTCAGAGAGCCCTTCAAGGGCTAATTTGACCCTTTCTGAGTATGCCGAGAAATGGCTCAGAACCGCCGAATTACTGCCTATTACCAAGAAGGGGTATGAATCCCTTTGGGGCAGGTATCTAGCCCCTCAAATCGGCTCTAAACGCGTTTTTGAGGTATCCACGCTTGAAGTCCGAGAACTCTTGGGCGAACTCAGGGCTCAGGGCGTGGGGGGTGCGACTTTGGCTCAGATTCGAGCGTGCTTGGGGTCGCTCTATAAATGGCTCATAGAGGGGCAAATAGCCCAAACCAACCCAACTCAGGGCATAAAGGTCAAAGTGGGCAAATCGGACATTACCAATGTAGTAGAGCCCGACGAGTTCAAGAAGATTGTGGGTCACTTACCAACAGAGGGTGCGAGATTGTTCGCCAAGTTCCTTGTGGCTTCGGGCGCACGCTTTGGAGAAGCCACAGAGATTCGATTAAAAGATTTTAATTTCAATACAAAAGAAGTTTTTATTCAGAGGCGCGTTAGTGAGTTAGGCAAAGCACGCAACAATGGAAGTAGATTCCTAGTCGTTGATGCCACCAAGTCAGGTTACAAGAGGTCAGTTGTATTGCCCGAAGCCCTGTTACTAGAGATAAAGGCGTTTGTCAGGGCAAATCGAATAGCAAAAGAAGAGTTAGTCTTTGAGAAAAGCAAAGTCATACCAAAAGGTAAAATTAAAGATTCTCGTGGCACAGCAAAGTCTTCACGACCATTCGTGAAAGACGGAAAACTGTTCCAACATGGCACGCTCAGGGCTTACGCAAGTGGGTCTTGTAGGTGTGACGATTGTAAAGCGATAGTTCGAGAGTATCGAAGGTCGCAAAGAGCAAAGTCATACCAAAAGGGTGAGGTCATACTTGATGAACCGAGTCACCTGCCACGAGATACATGGAGAACCATTTGGAACAAAGCAATAGCCAAGTCAGGCATGGGTTGGTATCCAAGAACTCACGATTTACGCCATGCGAACGCAACGCAGTTGTTAAAGAACGGCGTTGATGTCCATGAAGTAAAAGAGCGATTGGGTCATCAATCTATCAAAACTACCGAACGCTATCTCCACCGCGTTCGTCACCAGAAATCAAAGGCGAGTGAAGTTGTCAATGACTTTCTGGGTTAGGAGAACTGATGAAACTAGAAACACAAAATCGGCTTGTAGTGCTGATTCTTTTAACCGCGTTCCTTTCAGGAACATTTGGGATAGGAAGAATCACTCCAGCGTTTAGCCCCACAAAGGCAGAGGCGTTGGAAGCCCAAGTCGAGCAAGAGTCCAGCGACAAGTTACTTGCCAAGTTCGAGAACTCTCACAAGTTGAGTGACCTAGAACTAGTAGCCCTACTGAAAGCAGTTGGGTTCGAAGGACAAGACCTACGAGAAGCATGGGCAGTTGCGAAGAAAGAATCATCGGGTAGACCGCTCGCACATAATGGGAACGCCTCAACAGGCGACAATTCATACGGCTTGTTTCAGATAAACATGCTTGGAGAGTTGGGTGTGGATAGACGAGCGAAGTTTGGATTGG